TTTTGTTAGATTTTTCATATATATATCTATATATAAAAAATATAAAATAAATTAAATTATGCAACCTTTTGGATAGAAAATTTAATATTTGATAGTGCACTATTCTGGTCTGTTCTTTGATATGTAAATTGTACTCCTGCAGTATTATCATTTACAATTAATAATCCTTGTAAATTAACTTGTTGAGGCGCAGCAGCAGCAACTGCTCCCGTAGTGAAATTATTTTCATAAAATGGTGCATTTATAATAGGATTTGCACCACTAGTATTTTTTATTGTTCCTGCTACAATTGCCCCATTTACCGATGCAGTAACTAAATATGATAAAGAACATAAATAAGCTCCGCCAATCTGTGACGGAAGATTAACAGTGACATTACCAGTAACAGATAAACCACTAATAAATGTATTTACATTTCCACCACCATTTAATGTAAAATCTTGAACTGATGCATCAGTGCCAGCTCCAATATCAGGAAGTTTTGAAAAAAAAACTGATCCAATTGTATTGAATTCTTTTGTTTGCATTGGCGAAATATATCCAGTATCTAAAAAGAGATTTTGAATTGACATACTATATATATATATTTAAGAAAATATAAATTAATAAATTATATTTCAAAAATCATAAATGATCCACTTATTACCGCAATATTTGCATTTTCTCTAATCATACCAAAACCTATATTATAATATTGCGGATCTGTATTAGTTCCAAATACATTTACAGATCCATCATAATTAAGTGTAATAGCCACATCAGATGTAAATGATTGTAACTCACGTGCTCCTGATATATTCATTTCAGTTTCTCCAATAGCTGAACCTTTATTTAAAAGTAATGAACATGTTGAATTTGCAGAACATGAACAAATTAAATTATAATTTACTGCATATGTTGAATTTGGTTGTAATACTATAACATTATTACTACCTCCTATAACAACATTTGATAAATTACCAATAGCATTTACATTGCTAAATACAAAAAAATTAATTGGAGTAGCTCCAGCAGGAACAGCAACTATACCACCAGATATTATATTTTTTCTTCCTGATTGCAAAGAAGAAACAGATGTATTTAGAGTTGTTATATTTGCTGTATTTGTAGCTACTTGTGTATTTAATGTTCCCACTTCTGTATTTAGAGTTGTTATATTTGCTGTATTTATAGCTACTTGTGTGTTTAATGTTCCCACTTCTGTATTTAGAGTTGTTATATTTGTTGTATTTGTAGCTACTTGTAAAGATAATGGACCAAAACCAGAAACAACATTAGGGAGTTTGTTAAATGTATTAACAGACATAGGCGTAATATAATCACTACTATTAAATAAATTTTGAATACTCATATATAAATATACAATATATAATATTTTAAACATTATATATTTTAAAATAAAAATTAATTAAACAATTTATTTATAATGTTTCAGCATTTTTTTTTTTAAAGAACTTCTTGACAAATGTTTACCTCCTGCACCTTCTTCTCTCTTTTCTTCTTGATCACCTTGTTTTAATACACCATATATATCTTTTGCTACTCTAAAACCTTCTTTTCCATGTTTAATTAATTCAGGAGCACGAGAAATAATGTTTTTTGCTGTTGATGCAATTTTTTTAAAGAGATTACCAAAATTAAAACCACCTTTAAAACCATCAAGATCATGATAACTATAATCAACAACTAATGAATCATTTTGAATAGCTTCAATGACATCGGCTTTTGACACTAATGCATTATTTATTTCAACTGTTCCATTTGCATGTATTAACATTTCACCAGATTCAACAGTTATAACATACATTGTAGCAGGTGCAGAGTATTTTGTTTGATTATAAAAACTACATTGTACATTAAATTGATTAACAATATTCATACCTTGAGCATATCCATCTTCTAAATTCAAATCTGCGGGTGTAAGAATTATTGGACCACCTGATAAATATTTATAAGTTCCACTTGTAGCATCATAAACAGGTTGACCAGTAAATTGTTGGTATGACATACATAACCCATTTTTACGTGAAATATTCCACAAATCAAGAGGTGTTGCACCACTCAATATACCAGATTTTCCCATATATGATATATTTATTGCGGGATTATCGAGTGCTAGAAATGAATCAGCATAATTAGATACTAATACAGAAGGAGGTGCAATAAATTTTGCATATATTATAAAATATCTTGGGATTGTATTAGTGCTTATATTATTTGATGAAAATGTAACTGCAGGCCTTACTGTTGGATCATTTGTGATAGCGGAAGGAGTTTGAGGAGTAGATGGATAATAATTAATATTTGCGACATTATATCTATTTGACAATGGTTTAGGTAAATGGGATGGTAAAGTATAATAATTTACTTTCAACTCACACAAATTAAAATTATTTACATTTGAACCATTGGCAACAGTTATACTTGTAAGAGTAGCAGGGCTTGCATCATTATGTTTCCATAATCCTGAAAGATTTCCCCAGTTAATAGTAACAGTTATTTGATTTATATTTGTAAGTCCTTTACAATCATCTGATTCTGTACATAAAAATGGATCACAAATTAATGGTTCCCAAACTTCAAATGATACTTGTGCGGCAGTTGAAGTATTGCTAATAATCTGATAAAATTGACCTCCTCTATTACATGGTGAATCATTAGTTTCAATACCATTATCATAAAGACCCAATGGATTTTTATTTGTAGCTTGCCATCCTGCATACTGTGCACAAAAATCTTGTGCGGATGGTGTAGATGAAAAATATAATTGATCTGATTCTGTTGTACGATTAACACGCAAAAGTGCATCAGCAATATCACGATTACCAAGAACTAATGATAATGAATTATTATTTACATTAACATTATATGATTGAACACAGTGATTTAATGGTTTAGATGCAAGAGCATCATAATTATCTCTCAATAATACACCACCGTCTGTAGTTGTACCTGCAAAAACTAATGTTCCTTTCACATGTAACTGAACTTGTCTTGACATTACTATATCCCTGCTTGGAACTTGTATATTAAATGTGCTTGATATAGCAGATGTGTTATTTGCTGATATAGGTTGATATGTAACATTTGTAGGTCCAACACGTACAGGTTGCAATAATTCCCTATTAAGATTAATGACTGGGTCAACGTGACGAAAGGGTTTTATTTCTAATTCCATTTATATATATTATTAAGAATATAAATTTATTTTTAATAATTATATTATATTATAAATAAAATTCAACACATTAAAATTTTCTGATATTATTATTTAAATTACTATAATAGTAATCTTTTTTTATAAACATAAATTTAAATGAACAATTTGTGTGTGATGTAAGAAGTAATGGATAAGAATTATTATCTATATCTGTCCAATATATTTGTAATGATATTTGTTTAAGTGGTAAATTTGATGAAAATTCAAAAACTCTATAAGGGAAAACAGCATTATAAATAAATTTATTAGACTGTCCACCTGCCATATTATTTAAATCTGGTATAAAATCAGTTAATATTCCAACTGTATATGAATTTGTATTTGTATTTTGTGATTGTGTTTGTTGTTGTCCTAATGGTGCGGATGCTTCTTGTGTAATTGGCATATTAGATTGAATTAAAATATTATTAAATGAATTCCAATAATCAATTGAATTATATTGTTGAATATAATTTATAAATGTTTGACTGCCAATAGTTACATCAAATACATTCGATTCAACAATACATAAATTATCTGTTCCATTTGGTTGATTTATTCCAAGATTTGAATAATAAAATGAGTGCATCATTCTTATCATTTGATTATTAAAATATAAATTTAATGTATCTGTACCTATTGCACCATTATCCCATGTTGGAATTGATGCAGTATTAAAATATATAGAAACTAAAGATGTCATAGGATTCCAAACATAAAAAGGATATAATGCATCATTTAGTGCAGATCCAACAATTGTTTTTAAAGCATTTAAACATTTAATTAATGTTGCATTAAACATAGTAACAATATGATCATAATCATAAACAAAATAATAACCTTGTGTATTATCTTGTGCGTTTCCAACTGGTGATGATGGTGCTGGAACAGATGGATATAATGGTAAATATTCAACAAATTCACGGTGATATGTATATGTAGATGTTGAACTATTATAATATGACATTGTAAATGAATATGTTGATAAATTAATATCTGGTTGATTTGGTTGAATTGGCCAAACTTGAATAGGAATATTAAGACCTGCAATTTTAAATCTAATTATTGAACCTACATAATCACTTGATACTGGTAGAATAGTATCAGTACGTAAATCATTTAAAACTGCTGGAGAATCTTGATCTATATTATAATTTGAGTCATGTGTAATATTTGCGTTGTAATAGACGACATTTCCGGAAGACATTATATATTAATTAAAGAAAATTATTAATTAAAATAATTTGTTTGTAAATTCAGTTACAACATAATCAGGGTTTTTATTTCTATGATAGAACATGTCAAATACATAATCATCAATATCAATATATCTATCTTTCATTAATATTCTTGTCACGCAATGTCTTCCACATGTTGATACACTTGGATCTTCTAATCCTTGTAATTTATATTCATTATAATTTAATTTATATGGGCTTTCATATAATAATTTACATAAATATGGATAATCTTGTGATAATTTAACTTTTTTATTATCATTAATTTTATCATTAAAATCATCTGGATAAAATCCATACGAGTCAAATACTTCAATCTGTCCATCATTTCTTTTAAATAAACAATTCCAATGTCCATAATAATCAGATGATCTATATAAAATAACAATTATTTTATTTTCATCTAATAAATCTTTTAATGTTGGATATTTTAATAAATCACTGTATAACATAACTTTCGCATTTGGTAACATTTTTTCAATATCACTGCCACTCAATGAATAATACATTGAATATTTATCATTAGATTTTGTCATTATAATATAACATTATATTATTTTCTTCTTTGATATGATATTTTTATTGGTTCATCATATTCAGAATCTGATTCTGTTTCTGAGTCAGTATATGAATTAGATTCTGATTCTGATTCACTTTCTGTATCTTCATTTTTATTAGGTCTTGATTTATTAATTTGAATTTGTTTTATTTCTTTCATTTGTGATCTTTTTGTTAATTTTGAAATTGGTAATGGTTCGTCATCAACATTTAACATATACATTCCTGATTCATATAATACAAATTTAGGAAATTTACGGTATATAGTTACCCAACGCGAAGGTAATTTTATTATTTTTTGAATTTGATTTTTATCAAGTCCAAAATAAGTTTTTAATGTATAATTAAGTTGACTATGTGATACATCACACGGAAAGAATGTCATACTTGTTAATTCATTCATTATAATTCTTGATTTTTTATAATCTGTCATTAGATGCGATACAATAGATGTATAGATATCATTTTTTCTTCCTGTTTCAAGTATAGCATTTTTTAAGTTTAGAACTGCTTCATTTATTTTCTTATCTTGTATTGTATCACAATCATCAAATATGACAAGAACAGGTTTATGTTTATTTTCTAATTCTTCTACTGTTATAGGATCTTTATATAATTCATCTGTTAATTCAATTTGTGTAGGATTAATAAAATCAAGTGCTGGATCTTCACCAACAGTTGGACGGAATAATATTATATCATCATCATTTGAATTAAATAACTTTTTAAAATTATTTGCATATTCGCCTATTAATGTACTTTTTCCACAACCAGATGAACCAGTAATATAGTTAATATCTCTTGATTCAACATTTGGAAATTGTACTAATGTTGAATTTGGTTCTAATATTAATTTATTAAAAAATCCATTTCCTGACTTTATTTTATCTGGATGAACATATATCAATTTATTTTTTAAATCTTTATTTTTAGATATTATTTTTGCTACTGGTCTTTCATTTTTTTCAAAGCTAAACATATATAATAGTAATATATATTTTTAAAAAATAAAAAAACTATATCTTTTTTTATAATATTAGAAAAAATATAATATACAATATGTATTCTAAATAATAAAAATATATATTACTATTATATATAATGAATATTCACGGAATGTCTAAAAATATTGCAAGAAGTTATTATGACTATAATTCATATGATGGATTAGAAGGAGGTGCTTTTTTTGATATTTTTAAAAAAATTGGTAACACAATAAAAAGAGGTGCTGAAAATGTAAAAAATGCATTTGTTCCAACATTTTCAAGAAAATTAGATGATTATTTAAAAAAAAATGGAAACTGGAAAATAGCAAGCGGTTACATTAGACGTGATCCTGTTGAGTCGTTTGTTAAAGTAGCATTAAACTTAATAACATTAGGAAAATTTAGTAGTGAATTTAAAAAAAGTTTTGATGAAGTATATCATTTATATTGTGTATTGATTTGTGTTGATGAAAATGGAATATCACACAATGTTAAATTTGAAAAAAATGAAGTAATAAATATTGAAGATTTTAAAGGTGATCCAATGAAAGAAGATGATAAACAAAGCCAATATTTTACATATAATAATGAAATGGTTACATTATTTAATATGTTTGCAGAAACAGAAAAGAGAATTGGAGTAGATAAATTTATAAGATATGATCCTGTAAATAATAATTGTCAAAATTTTATATACAATAATATTGTTACTCTACAAGATCATAAATATAATATTGATCCTGAGGTAAAAACTTTTATTATTCAGGATCTTGCACAAGCACTGTCGGCGTCAACTCAAAAAATAGTTACAAACGTAGGAAAAGCAGTGACAGGGTTAGCAGCATTTGGTAAAAGATTAATTGGAGGTGGTGAAGAAATACAAGTTATATTATTGCCTATTGATGAATTTACACCAACACAAGCAAAAAATTGGATTAGAAGACATGATTTTAATCCGATTAAAGTCACAAAAGAAAAAAATTATTATCATTTTAGATTACAAG